GCCGCCCGGGTGAGTTCTTGGATTGTGTACTGCGCACGGTCAACGCTTGAAATGAACTCAATACCGTCTTTTTTTATCTTGGTTACGCTTTTAGGCATTGGCATTATTTATTCACCACCCCTTGACAAATGAGCTCGGTCAGTTCCCCGTCCTTGTCGTAGGTGCGGATGATAGTGTATGTTTTGTCACCGTGCTTTAGTTTCGGCTCCTGATTGTAGTCAATTGACCGGACAACAAACATCAATTCAGGCCGTAACCCTGTAGCTGCCGCCTGGTAAAATTCTGACTGACGGATTGACTGTTTGTCAGCGAACACTTCACGCTCAACCGGTGTTTCGATAATATCGCCCATGTCATTTTCAGTGACGGTAACACTGATAAGTTTTACAACCTCCTTAAACAGCATCTTCCGTCACCTCCGCATATTCCTGCGACAGTGCTAAATGTATTTTAAGCATGTTGTATGACTGTTGCAAGCGTTCGCTATCAGGATTGTTCCATCCGAAATTAGCCTTGACATAGACCGTGATTGCGCGCTTGATGAGCGGGTCCATAACCTGTATTTCTACTGGGTCGGGGTCCGGAGTTTCTTCTGTCGGTTCCGGGGTATATGTTTGTGTTACCGTCTTATCGATGTTTACCCCGGACAGTTTTAAATCTATCTTGGCGGCTTCAATCAAATCCTCAATCTCAGCGTCATATGCACTATTTGATATTCGCAATATGGCCTTTACATCTTTAAGCATCTAATCACCGCCTAATAGTTTTATTAACTCCGTTTTTGTCTGCCTTGGGTTATATTCAATGCCTTTGTCATCAAGCATTGACATGATTTCCTTTTTCGTCATTTCATCGGGGTTAAGGTCTTGTTTCTTGATGATTCCCCGGCTTACCAGGTCCTTTATCCGGTCAGTTTCATCACAAATAAAAGTAGCACCGGGAAGAATTATCTCCCCGGTGTACTTATCACGAAACCGCCGGATGACTTCGTATTTCATCAGCGGTTACCTCCTTAGCCTACTAGTGTCGTGTCTTCCACCGTTATAACTGCCGTTACATCGCCTTGGTCGGTTTCGACTTTAATTACATGGTCGCCTTTTCCCAAATCATCAAGTTTTTCTTTTTTGATTGTGATTTTGCCGTCACTCTCCGTGTAGTCTGTTGATGCTGTCAGTTTGCTGTCACCGATGTAAATATCACCTATGGTTACTGTGCCGATATTAACGGCAACCGTTAGCACCACATCTGCGTAACCATCTCCCCCTGTGTTGAGGTCAAATGTGGCTGTTTCAGGGCTAACGGTTACGATGATTTTTTTATTAGTGCAAATGCCTTGGTGTCAAGCACCCCTCCATCTACAATCGTATATGCAGCATAGTCAACTGTTCTGGCTTTCACATGTTCCTCTGTTGCAATGCTCATAGGCTCGTTGGTGTTCAGCACATAACCCTTGTTGGGGTTGCCGATGATAACCGTGTCATTGCTTACCCCTGCATCAGCTTTAACCTCAAATCCCCACATTCTGCCTACTCCGCCGGAGGTTAGATCAGGAATGAATAATGGTCTGCCCGTGTTATCTGTCAAGTTAGCAAGCCGTCCCCAGATTGTAGCATTGTTGGCATAGATTGCGGTACCCGCCAAGTAAGACGAATGGATTTTCCCTATCGCTTCGGTGAAGTCTTCGTATTTTAATGGGTCGGGTTTAGCTGCATCGGGATTATATGTTACTACCTGTGGGGTGCCGCTCTCTGCCAATAATGCAGTTTCAATTCCCAAAGGCTCCGGCTTAAACGTTTCGCTTCCGCCCGGTTTGCCTTTGCCCTGTGCTATTGCGGTACCAAGTGCAACACCGACACGCTCGCCAAGCTCATTCTTGATATAAGAAATAAACTCTTCGGTTGCCATTGAACGTAGTTTCCAGGTTACAGTAATGGTCTTTGCAAGTTCGCACCCTGCCAATGTCAACTGCCCAAACTTATTCTTTTCGTCTTCTGTAGATGTGGACTCATCATACCAAGCTGCGTCACCTGCTTCTATTGCGGTGTGCTTATTAATTACCAGCGTGCCTTTAACATTGTACTTCTTAACATCCGCTAACAAGGGATACATTTCCTCTGCTCTCTTCCAAATGCCAGCAACAACAGTTTGCGGAATCAGTGTCGGAGTGTTCCCAGTGTCATGGGTGTATGCGTCGTTTCTTAATTCCGCATTTACTTTGTCAAAAACCGCCTGTTCGTTTGCGTCAAGCTTTTTGCCCTGCATGACTTTAGCCCATGCGGTTTCATACATCTTGTCATTATTCACGGGCACAGCCTTTTGAATGGTGTCAATCACTTTACCACCTCCAACATCAACGGATTTGTTTTCGATGTCCGTAACTTTTGCACTGCCTTTCAGTGCGGTCAAATTAGCTGTCGCTTTTTTGATGTTTTCCCATTTTTCGTCAAGCGCTTCAACTTCTTTCATCTTAGCGTCGGCATCTTCGGTTTTGCCATCTTCAATAAGATTTTCTATCTCTTTCAAGAGAGCGTTCCTCTGTTCGAGGTACTTTTCCTTATTCATCTTCTTTTTCTCCTTTCAGTTTCAAATAGTTTAATTTGCATATTAAAAAATCCAGTTTATTTTTTTGAGCTGGATTTTTAATCGTGTTACGCATTTTGTTTATTACCTCTGGCGGCAGTAAGCCGGAATATGATGTACTCGCCGCTAGCTGTAAATCCTCAAACATGATTTCATCAATAAAGCCAAGCTCTTTAGCCTTTTGTGCTGTCATCCACGTTTCTTTATCCATGAGAGACAGCAATTCCTTCTGTTCTTTTCCTGTTTTGAGCCGATAAGCGTTGGCTATAGTGTCATTGGCACTTTTCAGGATTTCAGCAGTGTGCTCCATTTCTCGGTAGTCACCCTCGGCCCGTGAACTTACATTGTGTATCATCATTTGAGCCGTTGGTGACATTAACACTTTTTTGCCCGCCATTGCAATAACAGAGGCCGCACTTGCTGCCAAACCAACAATCTTCACGGTCACATTCCCCTTGTAGGATTTCAGCGCCGTGTAAATTTCGCTCCCGGCGAATACGCTCCCGCCGCCGGAGTTGATTTCAACTTCCAAATCCTCGCCGTTGGCTTTTTCAAGTATTTTGTCAACCATACTCGGGCTTGTGGCTTCAATACCAAAATATTCATATATCCAGGCATCGCTATTGCTTATGATTGGACCCTTGATTTTCACCTTCATTCTTCATCACTTCCTTTCCCTATCTGCCCTGTGTCTTTCCTCAGAACATAAGTGTCTCCGCCCTCGCGTGGTGCCATGTTGAGTACAGCCCTCACTTCGTTTGGATTCATAATTCCACGATCAACAAATTGCACTAAGTTTAATTTCGTCTGCATGCTCGCAAAGTTCAGATTAGAGGATTCAAATATAATTTTGTTTCCGAATCCCCGTTCGCGTCTTGAAAATAGTTTTCGCGTGTATTCTCCGCTCAACTGAATAATATCGGGTTCAACAGATGTTTCGTAGTACGATATCCATTCATCTTCACTGTACTTTCCTTGAACGATCTTGTCGTTGGTGTTGAAAAACGAATATATCCGCTGTGTTGTCTTGTCCATTTGCGAGGCGTTCGGGATATAGTCTTTCGGCTCTACCTGTATGGCGTCTGCTTTGGCATCTGTAGCGGCGGCACCTACAGATTCGCTTTCTATACTCAAATAGTCCTCAACAAACTGCTTTGTCTGCTTTTTTAAGTCCTCCGGCCGCAGGGTTTGATTGAATTTCAATAACCATTTGATAATATTTGAGTTTTTGATTGCCTTTACAATGCCCTGGTCTGTGGTGTTAACAATCTCCATCAGTGGAGCTAATGCTTGTGCCGGAGAATCCCCAAAAATTTCGTTGTTGTTGAAGTCTTTCCGCAAGTGAATTATGTCCGTGTATCTGAATGTTACATCCCGGCCAGTTCGCAATGTAAATTTCAGAAATGTTTCGCCTTGGTTGTTTTGCAATGCCTCACATGTCGTAGCCGTTATAGGGTATATCTCCATTGGATAGCCGTTTTCGTCCCGATTGATATAGGCAAACGCATTGTTATTAAGTTCAAGCTGTGTTGCAAGTTTTTCCTGTAGCATCTGCCCAGTCATGTACGGGTTCGGTTCTTCAAGCAAAAACCTGATGTACGGTTCAGGATTGACTTTTATATCCTTCGTCCCATCAGGCTTTATTGTTTCACGTATGTGCTTCCCGACAGTTTTTCCTATCGCCCGGACTTTTGGTCTTATTGCGCTTCGTACAATGTCACTTTGGTACAAATTGCCGTTCCAGGCATAAAAACCGCCGCCCTCATCCGTAATCAATTTGTACTTTGACACGGTTACAGTCCGGTTTCTAAATCTATCAAAAAAGCCCAAGCCTTTATCACCTCTTTAAATCAGATTCATGTAGTCCTCATAATGTCGTTCCAAGCATATGTAAGCATCAAGAAGAGATGCTACACCGTCAATTCTGCGCCTTTGATTGCTCGTTTTCACAAGCGAAATATTGTTATTTTTGTCCACATCAATAGCAGCATTTGAGAGATTCCATTTTAGTATTGGATTATTATTGTAATTGATTTTCTTGGCTTCTAAGTCAGCAGCAAAGGTTTTCATTGGCGAACTCATAGTTTTCTTGCCTTGAATTATCGGCTCAGTTGAATCCTTCCCAAAGTTTTGTTTTAGCTCATCGACTATGTAAACACTGTTCCAAC